GGATAAACCGCACGGCGTCGCCGTAGGTGCTCCCCGTGAATTCAGGCTCCGGGCAGTTGGGCACTAGCCCCGGCGGTGGCAGCCGCTTCAGCACCCGGGTCTGCACCACTGTCGTGGGTTGGCTGGAGCAGGCGCAAAGCGCCACCAGGCAAAGGCTCGCGAGCGCAATCCGGGCGGCCCGCCGGCGGCGTGGCCAGGGCTTGTTGCAGTTCATCGGCTGTTTTCCTGTTCTGGTTGTCGAGCTTGGCCAAGGCGGCGTTCTGGTTGTTGAGCAGCAGGCGTAAGCCCTTCGTTATCAACTGCTGTTCCTGGAGCTCGGTGGCCTGCTGGTCGTTGGCCGCCTGCAGATTGGTGATCGTGGTTTGCTGCTCGGTCAGAGTGCGCTGCATGTCCACCGTGCGGCGGTGGGTGACATAAAGCGCCAGCACCAGGAGCAGGCCCACGATCCCCAGCACCTTGCTGAAAGTGCTCATGCCAGTACCCCGCCAAACTCGGTGAACTTGGCCAGCAGATCAGCCAGCTTGTGCTCGCGCTGGCCGTAGCCGGCACCGGGCAGGCTGGCCCAGATGTTGGCGCACTTGGCGATTGCCTGGGGGATACGCCCCTTGATCACGTCGTCCAGCGCCTTGCGCTCGCGGATTAGCTGGATGGCCCATGTGTCTTGGGAGGCGGGGCCAAAGTCCGGCAGGCGGAGAGCCGCCTGGTAGTGGCGCCAATGGCGGGACAGGAACTGATAGCGCCCGGCGGCTGTGCTGTGCAGGGTCGGATTCACCCGCACCAACACATCGGGGTGTTCGCGGTAGTTCTGGAAGAACCCGGCCGGGTTGACCAGCTTGTTGTAACCGTCGTCGCCCAGCCCCTTGGTGCCCTCGGCATAGGCGATCAGGTCGAGAAAGGCGGCCATTTGGGGATGGCAGTTACTGCGCGGCATTGTTGTCCTCCTTCTTGCTAAACATCAGTGCAGCCCGGTCCCGGATGATGTCGATCCCAAGCAGCCCCACCACACCGCCCAAGAACGGGGTGGCCTCCTGGGGGATCCCGAGCAGGTGGGTCCCGGTGGCGGCCGCCAAGGTGATGAGGCCGCACAGCAGGGATTCGATCAGCCGACGGCGACCCCGTCCGCCTGCATAGGTGATGCGCAGGAAGGCGATGGCGAGTGCCAGCAGGGCCCCATAGACGGCGGGCCAGTTGTCCATCAGCCAGGCCAGCAAGGCGGTGGCTAGGGTCGGGTCTTTATGAGGCATGTTGTTCATGTCCGTGGCTCTGATTAGCGGCCCAGCCTCTCAAGGCGGGTCTTGCAGGGGACGCACAGGCGCACCCCTGGTACATGGCGGCGGCGTTCTTCCGGGATGGGGTCGTCGCACTCTTCGCACAGGTGCCGGCTATCCCCCTGGTAACTGCCTTTGCCCACCTGGTTGGCCAGTTGGGCCGCCAGCATGCGGGCGGCGTGACGGGTGGCACGGTCGATGTCGTCCAAGCTCCCCCCTTAACCCAGCAGGTGGCGGGTGTCTTCCTGGGAGAGGTAAGGCACGCCGTTGATGTGAACGAAGTCGGGGGAGGTGACGAACCCCTTGATTTTGTGAACCCCCTTGCTGCCCCCCTTGGGATCGACGTCGAGCAGGTCAGAGATCTGCAGCTTCACGCCGAAGGCCTCTACCTTCATGGTTTCGTCGCCGGTGTCGGCGTAGAACAGCACGTCGTCCGGTGCCATGCCGCGCCAGCTACCGGCCCGCTTGGCTGCATCGCTCAGGAGGGTGAAGTTCTTGGCATCGAGCTCGAACTCCACCTCGGCGGCGACATCCCCATCGACGAAGCCATCCGGGATACCCCGGGTCTGGGCCACGGCGCTGTTGTCGGTGATGGAGAGACTGGCTTTCTCGACATGGACCATGGTGCCCATCAGCGTGGTGTCGAAGCTCTGGCCTGAAATGCGTCTGGTCATGGGTTAGCCCTCCCCGTTGTTGAGGCTCAAATCGAGCATGATGTTGACGGTGATCCCCTTGGGGCAGTCCACGGTGCGCACCACCACGTAGACGGAGACCAGGTTCTTGGCGGTCCACTGGATGCTGATGTCGCCATCCTTGGGGGAGGCGATGTCGCCCGGGAACGGCTGGCCGTTGATGGTGGTGGCCTTGGCCATCTCGCGCAGGTCTTTGCCGAAATACATGATGGCGGCCGCGGTACTGCCCGGGGTGGAGTTGAACGAGCGGTCCCCGATGCGGGCGATGGCCCGCAGTCGCATCCGGCGAGCGGTCTTGTAGGCCACCCGCAGGTTTTCGATCACCTGGTAGTCGCCGCCCTCGGCGTCCAGGGTGCGGCCATCGGCCCAGTAGGTGCCGTCATAGTCCGGATACCACATCGGTACCGAGTAGCGGTTTTGTTCCAGGGTTTGCAGGGTGGCGAGCGGCAGCTGGATCCCGGCCTTGTCCACCGGCTTGTTGCCAAGGCCCACCAGGGCTCCGGTCTTTACCCGGCAGGGGCTGTCGGCGATGCTCACCGCCCGGTTGCACAGGCGACCGGCATAGACACCAGCAAGGTTGGTCCACAGTTGCGGCACCAGAGAAACCGAGCTCGCGGCGATACCGTTTTGCAGGGCGGCCAGCGTGGCTTCGTATTCGCTCCAGTCCTGGCTACCCTCACCAGTGGAGACGATGCCCGGTACCGCCAGCAGCATGAACTGCCAGCGCCCCCATTTGGCGATCAGTTCCTGGTTGAGCGCATGGGCGGCATTGATGCCTGCCTGGTCCCACTCCTGACCCAGCACCACGACACCTTCAAACGACTGGGTCTGCTGGGCGGTTCGCACAGCGGCCAGCCAGTCGCCATCTTCTGGCAGCACGTAGGCGGCCGCCGTCCAGTTCTGGCCTGCGTTGTCACGGCTGGCCAGCAGGTTGGTCTTGAGCTCGCTTTCACCCTCACCCAGCAGGGTGTCAAAGTCCGATTGGGTGTTGAGTGAGAGCAGCTTGCCGGTGTTGCTGGCGGCACTGCCGATGAACAACAGGTGGCGCTCGACCTCGGTCACTGGCCCCTGCATCTGGTTCAAGTTGTTGATCTGTACATAAGGCCACATGCCGTTATTTCCCCTTCATGTCTTGCTTGTTGACGTCCCAGCCGTAATCGATGCTCTGCAAGGCGCGGGCGAAGGCCTGCTGCCGTTGCCTGGTGTTGGCGCCCAGGAACGGGCGGGCTGGTAGCTGGATCTCCCAGCTCTCTTTCACCGGTTCGTCCTTGAGCTTCTTGATAAGCAACCCCGCCTGGGCGTAGTTGAGATTGGCGGTGATCCAACCCAGCGATGCCGAGCGGTATGCCCGCTTGCGCTTGCCAGGACGCTTGAACCCAAGCTCGCGCAGCTTGCGGGCCTGTGCCTTGCTGGCCTGCTTGTTCTTGCCCACATCACTGGGGGCAATGCGGCGCCGGCTGGCGGCCGTCACCTTGTAGGTGTGCCCCTTCTGGTGGGTGTTGGCGATGACCCCTGCGTGGGCGCTCATGGTGCCCTTGGTGAACCCCAGCTCTGCCATGTCCTGGCGAGGCTCGCGGATCTGCAACAGCTTGGGCAGGCCACGCAACATCTTGCGTTTGCCCCGCTTGCGCGGTGCCCACGGCTGGCCGTTGGGGTCTTGTTGCTGGCGCACGTTACGGGCGGCCAGCTTCTTCATCTCATTGGCGGCTCGCCACACCAGACGCTTGCGCTTCTTGGGTGGCAGGGCCAGCAGGTTGAGCTGGTCTTTGCCTCGGTGCGCGTCGAGCGTGATGGTGATCATGCCTGGCCCCCGACCCGGTGCTGGCCGGTATCCCCTACGTTCAGGTCGATGTGCTCGGCTACCCAGATGTCATAGGGGGCCACGTTCCAGCGCTTGCCGAGCCAGTTGATGAGCCCTTGCGGGTGCTCGATAAGACGCAGCGGTTCAGCGAAAGGGAGCTGGATCTCGAGGTCCGCAGTCTGCTCGTCGTTCGGGGTCACGGCGTACTCGGGATCAGGCAGCTCGAACTGCTCGCGAAAGTCGTCGTGTTCCTGCACCCAGGCGGCGACGGCCGCCAGCAGAATGGCCGGATCCAGCTCTCGAAACGGCAGTTGCTCTATGGTGAACACCGCCTGGTAGGTGAGCCATGCTACATCCACCCCGGTGGGCCCCATGTTCCTGGGTTCGAGCTTGATGGTGCCGTTCTCCATCCAGCTATCCAGGCGCTTGTGGCACTTGGCCGGCAGCACCCGCAGTAACTCGGCGTGGAGCGCCTGCAGGAAGTAGCCCTGGGCCTGTTGCTCGTTCATGGCGGCGCTCATATCAGCGATACCCCCGCCCGGTGCTTGCCCTTGATGCTGCGCACCAGCTGCTGGCTCTCGGCCAGCAGCTGGGCGCGCTGGTCCGGGGAGCGCTCCACCTGGTTGTTGGCGGTGGCCCGCTCGGTGACGCTGGCGAACTCCGGCAGCAAGGCCGCCTTGGCGCGGGCGAAGACGGCGGCCAGGTACTGCTCGGTCAGGGCATTGTTGCCACCTTCCAGGCTGGGCCCTGGTACCTCGGCGGCGGTGGTGTAGCCCTTGCCCTGCAGCGCGGTCTGATGGCTGGCGAGCTGCAGGTTGATTTCAGAGACGGCGGCGAGCAGGGCGGCGCCGGTGGTCTGCTGGTCCAGATCGGCAGGCAGGGCGCGGCGGCGTTCGAAGTCGGCGACGGCAACATCAGGCCAGAACCCGTCATTGCGGATGGTGGCGGTGCTATAGTCGATGTCCTTGCCTGCAAACATGTCTGGACCCCTGTTGATGCTTGCCAATGTGAACACCACTGCCCCGGTTGCCCGGGTCGCCGATGGCGCGGCGAGAAAAGGTGCACCCCTGTAGCCACGGATCGCAGGATTCGGCGCGAGCCTTGCGGCTGGCCTATCCTCCCCGCCGGGGTGCGACGGCGCGGAGAGTCGGTTACTCCGGATTCAGCGCCCGCAGGCGCATGGCAATCTTCTGGCGCAAGGTGCCGACGCCCACCTTGCCGTGCAGTTTGTCGGCCTGGGCCAGCCAGTGGTCTGCCTGCTCCAGGGTGGCGCTATCCCCCACTGCGCTGGGGCGTGGCTGGCCGTCGTGGTCGCGCAGCAGCAGGCAACCCGCAGCCTTGAACCACTTGGCGGTCAGCCGTTCGTTGAGGCGCCACTCGTTGCGCACCTTGTCGAACACCCGGGAGAACCAGGGCTCGACGGCGTGCCCCTCGGCCGCCTGCTTCTCGGCCCACTCGAGCACGGTGTCTGCCACGAAGTGGGCCCAGTCGCGCTTGATGTTATTCGGGGTGCGTTGGCCCTGGGCGATAGCGAGATCCGCCCAGGCGATGCCGGCGTCGAAGTCGCCCACATCGAAAGCCCAGATGATGAGGCGCTGAAACAGCTCGTTCTGATAGGGCTGGCCCGACTCGCTGACGGCGGCAAGATAGCGCTCCACATAGGGGCGGTATTTTGGCATCAGCTCATCGCGTTTCATGTTCACCCGGTCGCCGATGCGGGCCAGCTTGCGCAGCCTGACGATGTCCTGCTCCAGGGCAATCAGTTGCAGGTGCAGGCTGTCGGCCACCGCGCCGGTGGCTATGCCAGAGCAGGCGGTCTGCTCGGCCCCCTGCATGGCGAGTACACGCTGTTTGTGGCGTTGACCGGGTGAGCTCATGGGTTAGCCCTGGGCCGCTTGAGCGGCAGCTTCTGCAGCGACAACAGCCGGATCAGCGCCGATCTCGATGTCGGCCTCTTCGAAGCCGCCGTAGGCTTTGTGCTCGCCTAGGGCATAGCCCTCCATGCGCCAGTACTGGTTATCGAAGCTCTTGCTGTCCTGGTTGTCGTCCGCCTTGCGCTTGCGGGTGCCGCGCTGGGTGTAGCAGTGCAGGTTGTCCAGGGTGGTGACCACCATCCGCTTGCCCGGGAAGAAGGGCGGGATATAGGCCTTGCGACCGGCGATGGACTTGGCCAGCTGCTGGGCGGCGATCTGCTCGCTCGGCTTGGTGGCTTCGCTGTAGAGCTTGGCCTGGGCGGCGGCCACCAGATCGGTGCCGACCAGTACCACCAGACGGGGGTCTTGCTGGAACAGGGGGTCGATGGTGGTGTTGATGAGGTCGGAGGCCATCTCGTCCAGGGTCTTGTACTCGCCCTTGCCGTCCGGGTCGAAGTAGATCTTCTCGCCAGCCGCGGCCTTGATGATCTGGCTACCACCTTTCCACTCGCGGGCGAGCTGGTGCCAGCCCTTGTTGACGTCTTGACCCAGCGGGTTCTCCGTCGGATCGGTGTCATCGGCTGCAGACACGCCATTCCAGCCGACCCGCAGCATGTCGAGAGCAAACGCCGTGTTGACGAACTCGCCGACCAGCTTGATGAACTCGCCCTCGCTACCGGCGTTGGCCCAGGTGCAGAGGGTGGCCCAATCCAGCGAGGCGCAGGAGTCGGTCTCGGTCAGTTCGTAGGTGTTGCCATCCACACCGACCTTGCCCTTGAAGCGACCACCTTTTTTACGACCGGTGTACAGCTGACCCACGCCAACCTGCACGACCTGGCCCTTGATCTGATCCACGTCCAGGCAGGTGATGAGGCCAAGGAACTCGACGGAGGCGAGCAGGGCAGATCGCAGGGTGGTTTCC